AAATAGCCATATTCGATGATTAATCCTTTTGCGCAAGAATCAAGTCAATATAGGAGACGGCCAGGTTGATGGCCGTGCCACTAAACGTCGGCTGCGTAAAGTTGTGCGTGTGCGACCCACCACCGCCGGTCGATGATGAGGGTAACACTTCATACGCCCCAACAGGAGTAGCACTAAGATCGTCAGGGGCTTGATTTGGCCCACCAAGACTATATCGTGGCAAGTAGTGATCGTGAGAGGGTATTTCTGCAATGGTCAGCGTATGGGCCGAGACGGCTCCCGAGGCATTCGTCCCGGCGACCGCCTGAGACGCAAAGGCCGTGGTAAATGCCACCGAGCCTCCAGAACTGGCTGATCCCGAGACTACACGAAACGCTTTGTCATTATGAGTCGTAAGTTTGGTCCAACCCGTGGGCGCCGCGGTCTGTTGAAACGTCATAATCGTAGAAGAGGGAAAGGTAATTCCCGAAGCTAATTGTGCGGCTGTGGTGACGCCCGTAATCTGTGTATTCGCGACGGTGGCGATCTGTGCAGCGGTGATCACGCCCGTAATCTTCGTATTGGCCATCGAATCAATCTTCACATTGGTGACGGCACTATCGGCAATCTGTGCCGTGGTCATGACGCCCGTAATTTTGGTATTGGCCATCGTATCAATCTTGGCATCGGTCACGGCAGAATTTGCCAGTTTTGCGGTGGTCACGGTCCCATCGGCGATATCTGCGGCAATGACCGTGCCATCGGCAATCTTGGCCGTAGTAATCGCGCCATCGGCAATCGCCGTGGTCCCCACCGCCCCAGGCAGAATATCCCCCGCCGTCACCGTTTCCCAGGCGAGCAATTGTCCCGTCTGATAGGTGATGACAATGTTATTGGCCGCCGAGGGTGGGGCCGAGGTAAAGGTGATATCAGAGGTGCCAGAGACGGTATTGGCCGTGACACTATAGGCGACAAAGGGGTCCTGCAGGACATTGGAAATCGTGGCATGCAGATCAAAGGCATTGGTGACGCGCCGCGCCAGTGTAAAGACGGTCGCGGCGCCTGTGCCCGAAAATTGTTCACCAGACGAGTCAAAATGCGTATAGGTGGGCGTATTTCCGAGATAACTCATCGTCGCTCCTACGTGATTTCAAGAACACTAAGAATTACATCAGCTGAACTAGCCGTATTGACCTGGACTTTTAGATAATCGCCCGATTCCAGGACCACTTTCTGATCGCCTCCAACAGGGACGAGGGCGCCACCCACGGCAATGGTCGCATCTTGCACCATCACGTAGCTCACGGTCGCGGAGACCACCGCCACGTTGGTCGTGATCGGAGACGCTCCCGTATTGCCAATGGTCATGCCAATCACCGTGGCGGTCGTGGCCGCCGGACAGACATAGACATTGGAAAAGGATGTCGTGGCATTCTTGAGAAAACTATTTTTAAACGCATTGGCCATGGGTCAGACCTCTCTTCTACAGTATTTAGTTAGGACAGAGCAATCGACAGGGAGAGTGCAATATCTTCAATTTGATTGACGGCATTCCCCGTAATGGTATTAATGCGCGCCGTGGCAATGTTTCCAATGGGAATCGATCCGCTAATGGTCAGATTGCCCGTCACCAGCGCATTGGTCGAGACATTGAGCGATGTGCCAGGACGGGTCAATCGAAGTTCCGTATTGGCCGTGACATAGGGACCATCTGTAATGGCATTGGCCAGCGTCACCAATTCTTGCGTCGTGGAGAGCCAGGCTCCAAAGGTATTGGCTGAACTGAGATGGGGAATCGCCATGGTCTCGTTCCTTATACGGGTGAGGTAAGTCGCGCTAATTCGGCCAGGGCGGCACGCATTTCACAGAGGCCTTGTTCGAGTTGCGTAATTTGTTCGCACATGGTTCGATGGTCATGTTTCTGGTCTAACAGTCGCCGACGGGCCTGCTGATAGGCCTGCAGCCCCGCACTGTCTGTATTTAGTACCGCAGACGTCGAGAGATCTCTCACAAATTCTGTATTGGTAATCGGCACCTGCATCATCAACTCCTTCTGCTAGGACAGTGAGGGCACGGCGACGACCCGAAGATTCTTGACAAAGGGTGTCCGAGTCGTGTTGGTCGTGGTCAGCACAATTTTAATGGCAAAATACTTAAAGTTCGTAAAGATGCCATAGGAAATACGATTGGTCGCGACATTGCTTACTCCAGGCGCATAGCCATATTCCTTGAGGTCTCGCTGACCGAGTGACACTTGATTGTATCCCTGAATGGGCGTCATCAATTGATACGCCTGCGCATCAAACGTGGCAGGATCATCTGAGGAGAGTAACTTATAGTACACCTGAATGCCCGCTTCAATGGGCTTATAGGCGTTCAGATAGACGCGAAGATCTCCCGCATCCATATCATCGGCCAGGACCACACGGCGCGTAATGTATCGCGCCAAGGCCGGACCACCCTGGGCTTGATTTTCTCCGACGCAGACGGCCGTGGTCGTTCCGCCTCCACCCGTGACAGTGACGGTCGGAGACGAGGTATACCCCGACCCCGTGGTGTCGACAATAAAGCTCGTCACGGTATTTGAGGCCACCACGGCATAGGCGTTCGCTCCACTGCCTCCACCCCCAGAGATGGATACGGAAATCGAGGAGGCGTTGGCATACCCCGTATTCGAGGACACGACAATGAGGCTGGCATTGGCCAGACCCAGATTATTGACTTTATTTTCAATGGCCAGGACGCTCAGGCGTTCGAGGTCAAGAATGGGAGAGATGTCACGAGTCGTCGCACTCAGATACGCACGGACCTTAAAGGAGTTGGCATTGGTCGTCAGCGTCCGACGACCCAGCGTGTCATCAAACAGAATGTTCTGCTGGGGATCAATCGACCGATAACTATCCACCTCACCGGATGGCGTGCGCGTCGTCTGCACCTGCATGGCCAGACTCGTATTGGGAAGAATAAGATTGCCCGTCGTAATGTAGGCCACATCCACTGGCACGTTGGCAGACGGAAGATCGTTCGCATCTAACGTGCATTCCACATTGCCCGTCACGGCATCATAATTGGCACGCATCACGCGGAACATCAAATCCTGTTCCTGTATCGGCGTCCAGGTCGAGGAGTTCTGAGACTTGAAGAAACTCCCCAGGTAGGGTTGCGTGGAAATCATGCGATCCGTACCCAGCAAGGTCTGACCCACTTCTGAGATATAGACCTCATACTTGATGGTATTGGCGATCAGGACGATGGCATATTCTTGCCCAGCCTGAAGGGTCACGGGTCCCTGGAATTTGACTTCAGTATAGAGCGTCGCATCATCCAGCGGTTTCGTCAAGGTCGTTGAGGCAAATCGGGCTTGCATGGTGGCTTCAGACACCACGGTGACATCATCGGCATTCAGCGTAATATCCGCAAAGGGAAGGACCTGAGAGGAATGGGGATAGCCATTCACCACCGGACGAATTTGCACTTGCACGGGAATCGACGCATCCTTGGCCTTAAAGACCAGTCTGACAGACGTAATCTGAACACCATTGTTAAACTGACTCTGATCGACCAAGAAGGTCTGGGCGACTGGATCATAATACCCGACGACCGCACGACCGACGACCTGAGCTCGCTGTACCACCGAAGACACGACGGTCTGTTGCGCACCCAGGGCGGTCCGTTGAATGACGGGCACACGGGTCGACAGAATCGTTTGTTCAGCCGTCTGAAGCAGGCCCTGCGCAAAGTAGCGGCCATCTCCATTGGTGGTGGAATTGGTCAAGACGGTCGAATTGACATCACTGAATCGTAGAATGCGTTCTCCCGTTCTGAATCGTGTCGTGGTCGTCGACGGAATCGTAAAGACTCCTGCGAACTCTCCACGATCAGTCGTCGTGAGCGACCCAATGGAGAAGGTCGTATTCGAGGTTGGAGTGGTCGTCCAATTGGATCCAAAGGTGGCCACGCGAGTCGAGACATTATAGGAGGAGACGGCCTTCGATTGGCCCAGGCCAACTCCAGAGGTCAGAAAGACGGTCTGGCCCACCAGCCCCGCCGCGGTATTGGAGGACAAGTTTTCATTGGAGAGCGTGATGGTGGATGCCGTAGCACTCTGGACGAGTCCTGAGTAGTGATGGTATCCTGAAATGCGAGTATTGGCGCCAGTGCTATTGCCAATCAGAAAGGTCACGTTGGCACTGACCACGAGCACATTGGCGATATTGGCGTCATCACCGGCGCCTACATTGATGATCGAGACATTCGTGGTATTGGCGTTGGTCCGTGAGAGCACCACCAACCCCGTCGCGATGTTCGCCCCCTTGGCGGGATCATAGACGCGAATGGTCTCAGCATCCTGATAGGTATCTTGATAGACCACGGACGTATTCGCCAATTCCACAATATTGGGAAGATTGAGATACGTCTGCACAGAGGTGTCATCAAAGAATCCATAGAGGGTCGTATTCGGCTTAAAGGCCTTGCCGATAAAGAGGACGCCCTGTGGACGAATGTAGGGGACAATGGACATATCGACAATGCGATTGCCCAAGCTTCTGGTAATCGTTTCTGGAATAAACCGAGTTTCCAGACCTGTACGAGACTGGAGTTGCGTGACATCGGCTAACGTTTGTTGAATGATGTTGCCAAATAGAGGAATACCTCGTCCACCCTGCCAGGCCGGCATCACCGTGACATCTCGCACGTTGGAGACACCAGTCCAGGTGGTTTGCCAATTATCCCAGACCGTTCCAAACATTTCAGGCATCTCTCGTTCAACGGTCGTCGCCAGCGCCGCCCAGGCATCATTTCCGCCTTCCATATTGACGAGCACATCGGGTTGCTGGTCGGTATCAATCCAGGTATCCGATGCGGGGTCTAATTGCACTTGACCAATGAAGGAGATGACATTGAAGGGATTGATGTTAATGGTCTGCGAAGCCATCGGTTGATCAACAAAGGTCGTTTCCACGTAGGACAGCGTGACCAGAGAGCCATTCTTGGCGTAATTGGTCGACCCAGTGGTATTCAGATTGAGTTGATGATTCTGAATGAGAAACGGGGGTCGCATCGTGAGATTCTGCATATCCATCGAACACAGATAGTCCGTGCGACTGACATCCCCGATGTTATGGCCCTTGAAGGAATCGACGAGAATGCCATTCTTAAATCGATTCAATCCCGTTTCACTGTCGATAATCTGCTGATCCTTGGCGGCCTGTTCCAGTAAATTCAGTGAGGTATAATACTCCAAATTGTCAAGACGTTTTTCCAGTGTACCAATATCCCGCATCGTAAAGCGACGATGGTCAACCTGATGCACGCGAATATCCGAGGTGTTGGCGGTATAGGCGGGAAGACCCAGCGTATAGAGCGTCATGGCATTCTCTTGGTCAGTGGGCGGCGCGGGAGTCAAGGATGAAATGCCCTGAAGGACTTCAAAGGTGCGATCTTTCGTGAGTACCACCTTATCAATACGGGGCAAATAATAGGAGAAGTCGGTTTCAAAGTTGGTCCCTGAGGTGCCCAGAATAATTTCATCAAAGAGTCCGGCGGTATCCGCATTCTGTCGTCGTGCGCGGAAGTCAATACAATCTCTGAGAAAGAACGTGTCGGCGGTTTCAGGTGAGGCATAGGTCGGAATGGCGGTGTAGGCCGTGTTTCCATCAATGTACGAATCCACGGTCAGATAGCCCGATCCGGTATGTTCAAAGTAATCCAGATAGACGACCGTATTCCCCGTGGGCCCCTGCTTATTGGGCAAGAGTTTGATCTGCGCATGGTCATAGAGATTATCGCGTTGGCCGGTGTCCAGCGTATACCGTGAGGTAATATTGGTCGCCGTGGCGATATTCGCGGTCGTGGGCACCGAGGTGCCAAAGTCAAAGACTCCAGCCAATCGTGTCACATCGGCCGTATAGACCGATTGCGTCTGATTGGGGGTCTGGAGCGACCCAATGGCCGAGGAGGAGAAGTAGATTTGTGCGCCGTTGGCCGATCCCGACCCTCCCTGTTTCGTCCAGGTAATGTTCGCGCCACTAACCGCCGAGGACGCGGTCGTGTCCACAATCGCGGTGTTGGCCGTTTTATTTTGCTTGGACTTTCGAAGATTGCCCAGCGTGTGCGAGTAGGGCAACTTGACTTTCACGTACACCATGGCCGATTGGGATCCCGCATTGGGCGCCGTAATCGTATAGGTCGAGGTATTACCCGAGGTCGTGACGGTGGCCGTATTGGATGCCGAGGCAAAATTAATGACCTGATTGTTGGCCAGCGTTCCCGCCGAGGTCGTCACCACCAGAATGTTATCGATCGCATCAGTCGCGGCCAGAGGAGACCCGTTGACGGCTGACGTGATGCCCGAGGTCGTCGTAAAGGTTATCACATTCGATGAGAATGATTGCGTGTACTGTTTGCGACCATAGTATTCTGAGGACGCAATGGGAATCCCGCCCACAATTGAGGCGTCACCAATCGCAAAATTAGGCAACGTGAGAATTGACCGATTGAAATCCGTATCGGTAATAAAGGACCCCTCATAGTCATCCGTCAGCAGGGGGAGTTTGGACGCGGTATCCACATCCATCGACGTGGTAATGGTATTCGAGGCGCCCAAGACAAAGGATTCCGCATCCTTAAATTCATAGTCCAGTGAAAAGATCGTCGCGGTCGTGGGCGTGCCAAAGTCAAACGCCCTGGTCACCGTGGCGACTTTGGTGGATCCGTTATAGGCAGAGATCTGTCGTAATTCATTATACGTGGTCCCAGCATGTGTGGCCACGCGAAGTTTCACGCCTTTGTAGGCATCCGTTTGCGTCGCCGCAGCCGAATCGAGTTGTATCGTCGTCGAGGACCCCGTGCCGCCACAATTGGCCGAGCGAGAGGACACATTCGCATCCAGCACATAGGACCGCCAGACACCCGTCGAAATAGATGTCGAATTGGCCCCAGCTTGATAATCGATCGCACGAATGCGAATCGTCCCCATATTGGTGGCCCCAGCGGTTCCGACCGTGGCCACGTCGATCGAGGAATTGGCCACACAGTGAATCGTCAGGGGCGCGAGGGTATCCATCGCGAAGGGTCCGCGAAGCCG